TTGTCTATCCAGCTTTCGTTCATGGCCGCTCCTTCAGGTCGTACTCCAGGGTTTCGGCCGCCACCGCCCCGAGGGGGCGGAACTCCAGCCGGAACCTTCCCTGTCCGACGCTCCGGGCGCGGACGCTCAGGGGATCGACCCTGGGATCGTCCTCGGCGACCCGCTCCAGTTCGGCGACCGCCGCGCCCGCTTCGATGCCGGAATCGTTGAGCATCAGGGGCATCGAGCTTCCGGCATCCCTGTCCCAGGCCAGCCTTCCGGGGGCGGTCTTCAGCGTCCGGGCTATGTCCTGGGCGACGCAGGCAGGTCCGGAAACCGTCTCCACGTCCCCGTCCGGGGTGAAGACTATGTCGTCGTCCGTCAGTTTGAGGTCCGTCCCGTAATCCACCGTCACGACACCTTCCCTTTGCCCGTGCCCGTCACCGCTCCGGAACCCGTCACCGGTACCCCGGCCGCCACTCCCGTCACCACCGACGAGCCGGTGACGCTCGTGGTCACTTCCGCATACTTGGTTATATGATCCACCAAACGCGAGGCGATGGACTCGGCCATCATCTCGGCGTACTTGTCCGGCGATATGCCGGAATCCTTTTCGCATTCCCGGTTTATGCGGATAAAATCGCCTTTCAAGTCCGATTCAAGGGACTTCGCGTTCATCGCCATCCCGTCTTCCCCCTCACTTCAGCAACTCCCCGATGTCTTTTTGAATCCCCAGCATTTCCTGTATCCAGTCCGGGCTCCCGAAGTGCTGCGGCGGGGCACCCTTGGTCTGTATCTTCGCCGCGACCTCGCATATTCTGTCGAGCACCTTCCTCAGGCTCTGCTTTTGCGTCTCGAACATGAACAGGGAATCCACGTCGATGCCGAACTTGGTCCCCCCGCCGTCCGTGACCACAAACTGGCCCTTCCCGAACTCGCCGGCCTCGTACTCGTCGGCCCAGATGCCGGAGATGTAGGGAAAGGCCGGGTTCCAGCCGATGAACTCCACGACCACCACCTGGCCCGCAGGCGGGACGGCGTAGATGCCCTTGCCGCCCCGTCCGGCCCAGATCGGGCTGATCGGGACCTCGGCGATCTCGCGGCCGGTCTCCTCCAGCGTGCCGGCGGTCAGCACCGACACGTCGCAGGAATAGCGGTTCTTGCCCGGCCCCTCGTGGGCCCTGGTCACCCGGGCCAGCGCGGGGGCGGCGCGGTTCGGCAGCATCGCCTCCAGCAGGTTGGCGAGGACGTTTTCCGGCAGCATCATCCCTCCTCCGAAAGCCAAAGCCGGAGCCCGGAGCGGGAACCGGAGAGGCGGAGCTCGGTCCTCCGCACCCAAAACCCGGTGCCGTCCACGGTAACGGGCATGGAGTGCCGTATCGGGAGGGGCAGGACCTCGATCCGGTCCTCGCCCCGGGCGACGATGTCCCTGCGGGTACGGAATTCGTAGGTTCCGCCCTCGTGCCGGCCGGTGTCCCCGCAGGTGCCGAACCGGAAGGTGTCGGCCTCGTCGAAAAAGAAGCGGAGGCCGCGGTGGCCATGCTCCTCAAGCGTCTTGACCAGCAGCTCGATCAGGCGGTCGGCGGGGACCGTGCCGGTGGAGAACCTCGCCACCTCCACGGCCGGGCAGGTAATTGCCCTGGCCCCGATCCCGGCGGCATCCAGGGCGTCGCCGAGGATCGCCTCCGCCGTCTCCTTGCGGTAGGCGGCGGTCACGGCGGTCCGGCAGAGCTTCGCATGGCCGTCGGCAAGCCGGAGGAACCGCAGGCCTCCGGTTACCGCCGCCGAAAGGACCTCCCCGGTAAAGAGGAGGCTCCGCCCGTTTTCGCCCGAAAGATGCACGGTCACCGGATCGCCCTTCCCCCCGACTTCCGCATCCCGGGGGAACTCCAGCGAGGCGACGGCCGTCCGGTACTCCCGGTCGGTGACGAGCCGGAAGACGGAGGGCCTCGCCTCCGGAACGGAACCGGCGACGGAAACCTCCAGGACCGGCCGCAGCATCCGCTCACCCATATCTGGCCTCCAGGGTTCCCAGTCCGCGCCTTTGCCCGTCGGAAATCGGCGGGGAGGGGGAAGGCGAGGGTGCGGCCGCCATTGCCCCCGATTCCGCCGCCTGCCGTTCCTGCACGACGCCGGCGGAACTGTCGTACTCGACGAATTCCAGCGTGGCGGTAATCTTCCGCCCGGTCCTGCTCTCCGCCGTTTCCAGCGACTTGAACAGCATCTTGCGGGTTCCCCAGGCGGCGATCATCGGGTGGCCGAGGGTGTAGGTTTCCGGCTTGCCGCCGCCGCCGACCTTGCGGAAGGCCCCCGCCAGCCGCTTCAGCGCGTCCCACCTGGTCAGGCCCCCGCCGGGATCGTCCAGGAGGATCAGCGAGACGGAGACCGCCGCGTCGTTCCATCCCTGCACGACCTTGACCTTGCCGGAGCGTCCCTGTATCCCCACCTCGTCGATCAAAAGCGAGCCGTCGATCCTCACCCGGTCCACGATGCCCGGCAGGGTCTCCGGGGGCGAGCCTATCCTGAGGATTCCGGCGTCGTCGTCTATGGCGAGCATCATGCCGGGGCCCCCTGCGGACGGGCGGCGAACTGCATGAGTTGCCGGACGAAATCGAGGGCCGTCTCGCAGTCCTCGGCCTGGAGGTACAGGTTTTCGATGTGGACCGTCTGCGCTCCGGAGGCGGCGGCCGGGGTTCCGGAATCGCCCGGGGCGAACGCCGGGACGTCGCCGGCCGGCATCGCCGCGCCGAAGACCAGTTCGGCCTTTTCCCGCAGGTCGCCTGAATCCATGCCGGAGGCGAAGGTCTCCGTCAGGGCCCGGCCGGATGCGGTCAGGGTGGAAAGCGGCCCCTCCGGAGCGTCCGAGTGGGGCATCTGGTTTCCCACGCCCTGAAGGGAGGTGCCGAAAGCCGCTCCGGGAGCGCCGGCGTTGCTTTCGATTCCTCCGGCGAAGGCGTCGTTCAGGGCGGCGCCTGAGTCCTTGGCCCCGCCGAAAATCCCCTTGAAAAATCCGCCGACCTTCTCGAACACGCCGCCGACCACGTCCCCGACCGCCTTGAACGGGGCTATGAGTGCGGCCACCTTTTCGCCCACCCAGTCGATGAATCCGAGTATCGTCTCCTTCGGGTCGTTCCAGAGGTTGACGAAAAACTCCTTGATCGCATCCCAGTGTTTTATGATCAGCATGGGAAGTCCTATGAACGGCATAAAAAACGAAACCGCGACCAGAATCCAGTCGGACGCGCCGAAGATGATTCCCTTGATCCAGTCCCACGCGGCGGAGAAAAAGCCTTTGACCTTTTCCCACATCCCGGCGAAGAACGGCCCGACGACGTCCCAGTTTTTGATCAGCAGGTAAACGCCGGCGGCCAGAAGCGCGACCCCGGCGATTATTGCGAGGATCGGCCACGTCGCCGCCAGCGTCGCGGGTACGCTCGCCCACATCGAGGATATGTAGCCGCCGATACTCGGAAGCGCGCCGATTATGGACCTGCCCATCCCGGCCAGGCCGGAGCCGGCGACCCGGAGCGGGGTGGCGATCATCCTGACGCTCGCCCCGGCCAGCCCCATGCCGTGCTTGAACATCTTGGCGATGCCGCCGGCATTGGAGATGTTGGCCGCCAGGGTGGTCATCTGCGTGGCGGCGGTCATGGCCCCCGATCCCGCGTCCAGGACCCCCTTGACCAGCATCCCGGTCCCGGCGGCCACCTTGGAAAGGGCCCCGCCGAGCGGGCTGGTCATGATCGGGCTTACCACGTTGGACAGAAAACCGAATTTCATGTCCACGAAAAAGCCCTTGATCCCGTTGATGTCCTGCCCGATCTGGGCCTGGAGCGAGGCGGAGGCGGCATCCAGCCGGGCCATCTTCATCTCGATGGATTCCAGTTGCACGCCCCGGGCCGCCTCGCTCACGCCGAGCATGCCGTCGCCGAAGGACGTGGCGAAATCCACGTAGGCATCCTCGGTCAGGGCCAGGGCGACCGTCGCCGCGTCCAGCGAGCCTATCATGTCGGAGAAGGCCGCGTCGTCGCCCACCGCATCCCGCAGCATCGCCAGGGAGTCGGCCAGCCCGTATTCGGCGAGCATCGCCTGCCCGGACTCGAAACCCAGGGAGTTGTACAGTTTCGCGAGGTCCTCGCTTGGGCTTGCAAGGGTCGTTATGATGCCTTTCAACTGCTTTTGGACCTGCCCGGCGCTCAGGCCTTTGTTGGTCGCATACGCAAAGGATGCCCCCAGCTCGTCCAGCCCGATGCCGGCGTTCGCCGCCAAAGCCGAGATGTTGCCGATGGCCCCGGCGAACTCGTCCATCGAGCCCACGCCCATCAGGGCGGTCTGCGTGAGGATGTCGGCGGCAAGCCCGGCATTGTCGGCCGAGAGGTTCCAGGCGTTCATCACGTTGACCAGGGCCCCGGTTGCGGAGGCCAGGTCGCTCTGGTTGGCCTCGGAGAGCAGGACGGCGGCGTTCATAACCGCCATGTGCTTGGACGCGTCGGCCACGCCGGAGGCCACGTCCGCAAATGCGCTCGCCACGGCCTGCGGCCCGCCGACCGCCCGTCCGCCGATGGCCAGCAGTTCCCGCCGGGTGGTTTCCATTTCCTGGTTGGTCGCCCCGAGGCTGATCTGGATGTTGCGGAAGCTGGAATCCATGCTGCCGGCGATGCGGGAGGGCCGGTCCGTCGCGTCGGACAGGGCCTTCCGCATCAGATCGGTCATGGTGTTCATCATCTCCATGTCGGCGACAAGCCGGTTCATGGACTGGTTGGCCCCGATGTCGTCCAGGGCCCCCTTCATCCCGGCCAGGCTGTCCTTGGCGTCGGAAAAGCCGGCGGAGAACGAGTCCTTGAACGCAAGAGTTATCGAACTGACGAAATTCACCTGCCGCCTCCCAGCGCCCTCACGATGGCCTCGCACATCATGCCGACCTCGAACTCCCTGACCACCCGGGCCTCCTCGTACTTTTCCATGAGCGAGTCGATTCCCAGGCCCGACACGTCCTCGCCGAGGAACCGCCTGACGAACAGGCGGATCCTGGCGGGGTCCGTTACAGCTTTTTCTTCCGCACCGAGACGTTCGCCCCGAAGAAAGGGACGACGGCCTCGTCCATGAACTTGCCGAACGCCGCCGGGAACTCCCGTATCCGCTCGACCACCGGCCCCGCCTCCGGATGCACGATCAGCGAGGCGAGCAGGTTGAGGTTCGCCGTGATCGGGTTCTTCTGCGACGTTTTCGCATGGCTTTCGATGTCCGCCGTGGTCGGCCGCCGCCAAACGAACTCGACCGAATGCTGCCGGTCGTCCGCGTCCTGGAAGGCGATCTCGCCCTCGAATATGCCCTCGGGCCACCTGGCCTTCAGCTCGTCGATCTTTGCCTTGTTCGTTTCCATGTTTTTCTCCTTCGTTTATACGCCCGGCACGTATGCCGGCCTGCCGTTGGTAACCAGCGGCATCGTCAGGCTTCCCTTCAGGGGAATCTTCAGGTTCTTGTCGCCCTTGCTCGCGGAAAAGTCCCGCTCGGTGAAGTGCACCATCAGCGTGTCGGTGACCGGAGCCTGGCCGACATGCCCGTAGCTGACCACGATGGGTACCGGCGGCATGTTGTAGAAGCCTCCGCTGGAGGCGGCGAACGCGTCCAGCATGTCGAACTCCGCCCGTCCCAGCTCGATCTCGCACTCGCCGGAATACTCGCCCCGCCCGATGCCGAGGGGGATGCCGTTCGAGCCGGTGATCACCTCGTCGTCCTTCTTGTCCTTGTAGCTCACCTTCTCGAAGGTGATGCTCAGGCCCGAGGGGAGCATCAGCTTGATGCTCTCGAAGTCGTATATCACCCCGTTTATCATGCGTTTCCTCCCATCGCCGGGTTTTTGTAGGCGATCTCGTTCTCGATGTACGACATCTTGCCCAGCGGCACGATGCGCACCTTGGTCCTGATCGTCTTGTCCGCCAGGATGTTCTGGCCCGGCGGGACGGCGACGTACCCGTCGGAAATCTCCCTGTTCGTCTTCATCAGTTCCAGCGGGGACCGGCTACGGGCGACGAACATCTCGATGCCCTCGGGTGATCCGTCCGCGCCGACCGTCACCGTGTCGTTGACGCAGGGAAGCTGGGCGGCGTACACGTTGCGGCACGCCTTGTCCATAACCCGCCGGCGCTCGACCAGGTCGTAGTCGCTGCCCTCCTCGCTCATCATCTGCCCGCTCGTGACGTAGATGCCCTTCAGCCCGACGTACTTCCGGGCCGTGACGTAGCCGGAGTTTTTCAGGTTCTCGATATGCCCGTCGTTCAGCCCTTCCGGAAGGAGCGATGTCGCGGCGGCCATCCCGCCGAACTTCACCGCGTCCGGGCCGTCCTGGACCTTGCGTGCGGCCAGGGTCCCGCAGTAGATTCCGATCATCCCCCTGGGCTCGACCGAGCCGTTGGCGTCGGCCTCCCGTACCCAGCCGGCGCAGACCTGGAGGCGGGTCGAGGAGACCGTGCCCCGCTCCCCGCCGCAGAGGGCGGAGGCCCACGTGTCGGCGTTTTCCCCGTCCTTGAGGTAGCGGCCCTGGGCCACGAAGAACAGGTACTGGTACTTGGCTTCGGCCAGGGCCGCCTTTGCAGCAAGGGCGGCCCAGAGCGGGGCGGACGAGGTGCCGGCAACCGCTATGAACTCTATGGAGAGCTTTGCGTCCAGGATTTCGTCCACGGCGGCCAGCACCTCGCCGTTGGTGGCCGAAGGTTCCGTGGCCGTGAAGCCGAACGAATCCCCCTCGGCGAATCCGGTCCCCGGCTCGAACCGCAGGGTCAGGCCGGTTCCGGGCATCTCGTGCCTGCCGTCCTCGGGGACCGTGATCGGCCTGCCGGCCAGCCCGTCCACCGTGGTACGGAAGACTGCCGTGTTCAGCCCTCCGGCAGTCTCGATGGCCACGGTCACCTTGTATTCGTTGCGTGGTTTGCCGGTCACGGCCAGCTTCCCGGCCCCCGTGTTGCCTGCCGCCGGAACGACCTCGGACACCTTCCCGGCGACCGTTCCCTCCAGGGCGATCGCCGATACGGTCGTTCGAGAGATCGACAGGGCGCTCACCAGTAGGTCCCGGAGGGGGCCGTCGCCGATGGCCGCGTCCACCTGGGCCGGGTCGGTGAAGGTAAGGATTCCCCCGCCGTGTTTTTCCGCCACGCCGATCGCGGCGAAGCGTCCGTCGGCCTGGGCCCCGGCCACTCCCATGGCCCCGTCCAGTATCGTGTTACTAATTCCCGGTAACGCCATCGCTTCCTCCCATGGCCGCACCGAGGAATTCCCCCACGGCGGCCTTGAATTCGGTTTCGGGCACGGTTTTCCCGGCCGCCCATTTCTTGGCCTGCATCACCGCCGCCAGGGTCGCCGGGTCCACCCCGGCGGCCTTCGCATGTTCCTCGACCGTCCGAGGCCGGCCCGTCGTTCCGGCAGGAGGTTTCCCCCTGCCGTCCGCCGCTTTCGCTCCGTTGTCCGGAGTCAGATCGGACGGATCGCCGGCCTGCTGATCGTTTGCCTTCGTCATAGTTCCCCCTGTCCTTATGCGGGCGCACGCTGTCCCGGATAAATCCGGGGCGCTTTTCCCGCGGCGCGGCACGTTTTCCGGTGCTACGCCGTGGCGCATTTGCCCAATTCACACGCTATGCGTGCGGTTGCTTGGCGTATTCCCCGCCCTGCGGTTCCGTCCTTTCGATGTACGGGACCGCGTCCGCTTTCCGTGCCGCGTAAGCCGTGAAGGTTACCCCCACGACCGAAACGTAGCCCTTGGTGAGGTTCCCGGCGTGGTCGGAATGTTCCTCGCCGTCTATGCCGACCTCGCAGGTGAAGCCGTCATGTTCCCACCGGCTCGGCAGCTCAGGGATTACCGCGTCCAGGAGCGCGTCGGCCTTGTCCTCCCCGGCCTCCCAGCACCGGACCAGGACCGGCAGGCTCCGCTTGCCCCGCACGTACCGTTCCCGGTAAGCCCCGCCTCCGTCCCTGAACCGCACCGTCCGGGCTTCCCCGTTGTCGAAGGTTCCCGGATTGGTTATCAGGGCAACCAGGGGGAACTTCCGGGCCATGACCGCCCTGCTTTCCTCCGCCGCCGACCGTACCACCGTGGCGGCCGGCGCGGCCCGTTTTATCACGCCTTCAAGCAGGCTTTTTGCCTCGTTTATCATTCGTTCTCCCCCAATCCGAGCAGTTTTTGGACCGCCGGGTCGCCCAGGACCCGCCGGTCGAAGTCCTTCGTCACGCCCATGTACGGGCGGGCCGGAATTTTTGTCTTCAGCCCCCGGCCGGCGTCCCCGCCCTTCTGGTGTATCCGGGCGTATATCTTCGGCGAGCCGAATATCACCGACCCGTCGGGGAAGGCCTCCCAGATCATGGACCGCTTCAGGTCGCCGCCGAACTGAAGGATCGGCTCCGTGGTCCCGTCCGGGCGGGGATTCTTCAGGGCCTCCCAGCGTTTGCCCTCGACCGGGTCCTTTTGGTCCTCGAACGCCTTCTGCGTGATGTCGGCCAGCTCCGCTCCGGCGAACCCGGCGACCTCGGCCAGCGCGGGCATCGATGCCTTGGAAAGGGCTTCGATGGCCTTCTCCAGTCCGTCCCCCCCGTACTCCGCCTTTATGATGCCCGCGCCCGCCATCAGAACCCCCTCATGTCCAGCCGGGGCATGGCCGAAACCTTCACCCCGCCCGGCGGGGAGGAAGTCTCCCCCTCGTCGGCGTAGCCGGGTATGCGGAACTTTCCTTCCGCGACCCGTTCCAAAAAGTGCCGGGCGTTCTTGGCCTCGTCCACGACGGCCCGGCCCCCGGGGTCGTTTTCCAGAAGGCCGGCACTGACCAGCAGGTTGGCCGCCGCTATGTCGATGCAGTACTTGCGGAGGTTCTCCGGGGTCGGCGATAACGGGACGCGGTAGCCGCCCGACAGGAGGTAGCCGTCGATCTCCGATCCGGCGTTGCGGATCGCCCGATCCACGATGCCCGGATTGTCCCGGCTCCAGCCGAGGATGCGGTCCTCGCCGTAGGCCGCCTCAAGGTCGGCCCGTTCGCAGTAGCCCATCGCCGACCCCTACAGCACGTCTTTGATCGTGTAGACCAGGTCCCCGCAGACCACCACCTCGGCGGTCTCGTGGGCCACCTGCACGTACTCGCCCCCGAGCATGCCGCCGTCCGCCTCGTCCCAGGTCCGCACCACGTAGCCGTCCCCGTCCGCCTCGGCGTACTGGAGGGCCAGCGTCTTGCCGGCGCAGGGCTGGTCCCATTCGTCGCCCGAGTGGGCCAGGATCACCGAGTCGCCCCAGATGCTCTTCGGGGTCGTCGCCCCGCCCTCCGCCGGCTTGCCGAAGTCGGCCCGGCCACGGCTGATAATCACCCGGTCGATCCGGAACAGCTTGGCCAGATTCGCCTCGTCCACCTTCTTGATCAGGTTCGCCTCGCCGAGCTTGTCCAGCAGGACCGGGTGGTACTCCAGCGCGTCGTAGACCGCCTCGCTGAAGATCATCACGTTCGGCCGGAAGAACAGCTTGGCGACCGCCGCCTTCACGTCGGCGAAGGGGTTTCCCTTCCCGCCGGCCCACTTGTTGCCGGCCTCTTCCTTGTTCCCGGTCAGCGTGACGGAACGGCCGGCAAGGCCGAGGATTTTTTCGGCGATGCGCTTCTCCTGGGCCAGTTCCAGCTTGCCGACCATCAGTTCGGTCTTGCGGAGTTCCCAGATTTTGAACGGGCCGTCCATGAACTCAAGGTCCGCCTTGTCGATGAACGACTTCAGGCCGTAGGGGGTGGTGGCGTAGTTCTCCATCTTCGCCGAGGCGTGGAACTCCCGCGCCTGGGCCCGCTCGCCGGCCATCGTGGTGTCCGGGACCTTGAACGCCGCCTCCTTGTCGAACTTGGCGTACCTGCCGGATGGTTTGGGGACCGGCACCCTGGGGAAGATCAGCGGGCCGACCAGCCCCTCCCGCGCCTTGTTCGAGTAGTCCACCGCCAGGTTGCTCAGCAGCGGGTCTATGTATCCGTATTTCCTTCCCATTTTTGCCTCCTATACCGTCGCCGAGCCGCGGGCGACCAGCACGTCCACGTACTCGCCCGGGGAACCGCTTTCCAGGAATATCCCGACCGCGGCATGGGTTCCCTTTTCCGCGGGAACCACCAGGGACCCCGAATCGTCCGCCTTGACCGCCGCCGGCTTTCCCGCCGCCACGTTCCCGCCGGCCAGGGCCTTGCAGGTACCGGAAAGGACGATGCCGACGGCCTCGCCCTTGGCCTTGGGCTCGTTCGCTTCCCAGGCGTACAGCCCGAGGAAGTCCCCCTTGCCGTCCTTGCCGGGGGCGCGGGCCTCGTTGTCCGCGCCTCCCTGCACCACCGCCGTTCCCGGGTTTATCGCCGTCCCGGCCACGTATGCCCTGCGCTCAGCCATGGGCTTCCTCCTCCTCGAACAGCTCCGGCTTCTCGGCGTGCATGACCTGCGCCGCCTCAGCGAAGCTCCCCAGTTTCCGTTCCTTCCGGAACGCCCTGACCTTTGCGGAAAGGCCGGTCCCGAAGGCATCGGGCTTTTCGCTCCGGCCCTTTTTGTCCGCCGCGTGCTTACCGCTCGTGTCCACCTTCGGTTCCTGCGAGGCGAACAGGGCACGGAACTCGGCCCGCTCCGCCTCCGGAAGCCTTGCGTCCATGTCCACCGTTTTGGCGAACGCCGCCGGGGCGAGTTTCCCCTCGTCCCGCAGCTTGCCGAAGAACGCCTCCGCCTCGGCCTTGCGGCCGGCGGACTTCCGTTCCTCCAGCTCCTTCCGGAGCGTGTCCGCCCCGGCCCTGGCCTCTGCCAGTTCCTTTTGGAAAGCGGCCGCCCCGGCCCTGCTTTCGGCCAGCTCCCTTTCCAGCTCCTCCACCGTCTTTGCCATCGACAAATCCTCCTGCGGTTCTTCCTTCCGCCCTTCGGGGGCGGAGATTGCCCTTGCTTCCTCCGCGTCCAGCTTCCGGCCGAACGTGAGCACCTTGTTTTCCCCTTCCGGCTTTTCCGCGCCGCCCGGAAACAGCCTTGCGAACGCCGACGCGATTTTGGTCCCGACCACCGCCGGGGTGTCCCTCCCGAGGAGGGCCACGGCCCGCAGGTACGGCGGGTCCTCCGGCTTGGACCCGTCGAACTCGAATATCTCCGCCGAGACGTAACGGAGCTTCCTCGTTTCGATCGCCGCCCGCACCTCGTCGGAAAAGCCGTCGATGGATGCGTACACCTTGCCCTCGCCGTCCATGCGCAGGCCCTTGACCCAGCCGTGGGCGTACTGGTCGGAGTCCCGCATGGCGGAGGTACGGTGGCCGATCACCACCGGGGCCTCGTAGTTTTGCTCCGGATCGTAGGAATCCACCAGCCGCTTTACCCGCTCGACCGGCCAGTCCCCCTGGGGATATTTGCCGGCCTTGAACACGAAAATTTCGGGCATCTAGGCACCTCCCGCAAAAACCGTGGAATCGGGAAAAATCGGGGTCACCGACATGGCCCGGAAACCCCCAAACACCCGTTCAAATGCCTTCAAAAAGCCTTCAAATGGGTATGTTTTTACCCTGTGGCTATAATTTCCCGTTATGCCTCCGGAAAACGCCGCCACGGCGTTTTTTGCCTTTTCGGTTCTCTGCGGACCGGGCGCCCTTTCGCTTCGTTTGACGACGCCGGGGATGTCCGATACAATGGGTCTAAGGGAGTGGACGTCGTGGAAATCAAAACCTTGGAAATATCCGGAGAACGGTATGCCTTGGCCTCTTCGCTTGCCGAAGCCCTCGGCGTGGCGGCCGAAAACCGGGAGGACCGCATAAAATGGTGGATCGAACGGTACGGCCTCAAGCGCGGCACGGGCTGGATGCCCTCCCACGAGGGTATCCTTTTTACCCCGACGGCGGCTCTCAGGATCAGCGACGATTTCCATAGGCGCAACACCAAATTCGTCGGGCATACCCGCGAGACCGCCGTCAGGCGGGATGCGGACGGGCTCCCGATACTCCGGCCCGCCAAGCGTCGGGGGCCGCCGATCAATCCCTACGACCTGGACGGATAGCTTCCCGCTCATACCGCCTCCTCCAAAATCGCCGCTTCCGCCCGCCGCCGGTTCATGTAGGTCCGGTGGGATTCGGACCAGAGTTCGGCATTACGAAGGAGGGCGGCGGCCTTGG